TGAAATCGCCATCGACGTAGAGACGCGAGATCCCAATCTTAAAAGCAGAGGACCCTGTTGGCCTCTTAACAATGGTGAAGTAGTTGGTTACGCAATCGCTGTGCCCGGATGGAAAGGTTACTTTCCTATTGGTCACGAAGGCGGCGGTAACATGGACGCACGGCAGATTAACAAGTACCTGAAGAAGGTCTTTGAATGCCCTGCGGACAAGGTCATGCACAACGCGCAATATGACCTCGGGTGGATTCAAGCGATGGGCTTTGAAGTGAAAGGCCGTGTAATAGATACCATGCTGACAGCGGCGTTAATAGACGAGAACAGATTCTCTTACTCGTTGAACGCACTGTGCTATGACTATCTCGGAAAAACCAAGTCTGAAAAGACTTTGGTGGAAGCGGCACGAGAATTTGGCGTAGACCCGAAAGGCGAAATGTATAAGCTACCCGCCATGTACGTTGGTCCTTACGCCGAGGTAGATGCAGAGATCACCTTGGAGTTGTGGAATCATTTCAAAACGGTGTTAAACACTGAAGATCTCTGGGATGTGTGGAAGCTTGAAACGGCACTACTGCCGCACCTTGTCGCTATGACAAAAAAGGGTATACGAGTTGATGTCGATCAAGCTGAACGGACCAAGCAAGAATTGTTAAAACGTGAGAAGGCCACGTATGCCAAGATTAACAAATTGGCGGGCATGGACGTGGAAGTATGGGCAGCCGCATCCATCGCCAAGGCTTTCGATAGGGCGGGGCTAAGTTACCCTTCCACGGAAAAAGGATCGCCCAGTTTTACTAAATTATTTCTGTCGGAGCATCCGAATGAACTGGCGAAGCTCATCGTACAGGCGCGGAATCTGAACAAGATTCAGGGGACGTTTATTGACAGTATTTTGCGATATGTCAGTAAGGACGGTCGCATCCACAGCCACATCAATCAAGTGCGGTCTGACGATGGCGGAACTGTCTCTGGACGCATTTCAGCGAACAATCCTAACTTACAGCAGATCCCGGCCCGCGATCCTGAACTGGGTCCGATGATACGCCGGTTGTTTCTCCCGGAGGAGGGAGAGCAGTGGGCGGCAATAGACTACTCGCAACAGGAACCACGGATCTTGACCCACTATGCCCATGCGTTTGGAAATTACCGTAAGATGGACATGGGCGGCGTCGAGGAATTCATTACTGAGTACCAAGAGAACCCGGACGCTGACTTTCACAGCATGGTGGCTGATCTGTCGGGGTTGCCGCGTAAGACGGCTAAGACGATTAACCTTGCTTTGATGTACGGCATGGGTGTTAACAAGCTTAGTCAGCAACTAGATATCCCCTTAGAAGAAGCCAAGGACCTGACCAAGCAGTACCATAAGAAAGTACCGTTTGTGAAACAACTGACCCAAGGCGTACAACGCTATCTTGACGACCCACGGTCCGGGGGCTGCATACGCTCCATCAGAGGCCGTAAGTGTCGCTTTAATTTGTACGAACCCGATACGTTTGAGATGACCAAGGCTATGCCTTACGACGAAGCTGTGAACGCCTACGGGCCGACAACCAAGCTCAAGCGTGCTTACACCTATAAGGCAACTAATCGTCTAATACAGGCAAGTGCGGCGGATCAGACTAAACAGGCGATGGTAAACATCTGCGAAACGGGTAAGATTCCGCTATTAGAGGTGCATGATGAGTTAGCTTTTTCGGTGACAGACGCCGATGAAGCCCGAGGGTTAGCCAAGATGATGGAAGAGGCCGTACCGTTAGAAGTACCTAACAAGTGTGATATCGACCTCGGACCTAACTGGGGCGATGCCAAAGAAATAAAATGATGATATAATCTCATACAATCTTACATAGGAGAGAGCAATGGATACCAAGAAATGGAAGTCGGTCTTAGTGCCTACAGACATTTATGAAGAGATCGTAGTCATATCGCACGTTGAGGGGCGCACGATTAGCGGACAGCTACGGCTTATTTTTGACGCATGGAAACGAGAGAACTTAACTGCTAAAGACCAAAAGTTTTTAGAGGGCGAGATGCGCGAGAAAAGACTGCGCGAAGAGCGGATGGATCAGGCAGAACTAGGCACTGGTTAGTGGTACTCTTCTATAGATTCTGGATAAACCGCGTCCCCGGCCCAATGCAGTTCTGACAGGCACGTTAAACAAATGACAGCCTCTATGCTCATCCCTTCTTTTTTTGCCAGAAGTTCAAGCTGACTGTCCATGTAAAACGGTTCACCGCACTTGCTGCACGGACGTGGTGTCACTTGCGAGGTCGGTTCTACGGCCTCTAAACAACCAATCCCGAACGGTATCGATGGGAACATCATATCTCTCACTTAGCCACTTCACTTTACGTTTTTCTTCGAAGCGTTGCTGCCGGATCTCAGCGACTAGTTCATCCGGCCATTTCGATGGTCTACCCATGTTGGTACTTCCAAGTTAGATTATCAAGCTCTCATTTTATCATATTTTTATGTGATAATCAAATACCGCTAAGTTGTTGATTTAATTAAGAAAAAATAATTGATTGACTTTACACATGAAATATGGGATAATGGTTTTGCAGTAAAAGCTATGCCCTTGCTCGGGGCATATTTGTTCTTTAACAATTTGGAGTTACAACTATGAAATTATTTTCATTGAACCGTCCTGCGCGTTCGAATCAATACTGCGGCCCTGCCGTGCTATCGTTTCTTACCGGACAGGACACAAGCGAATGCGCTTCTTGGTCTCGACGTTTTAGTTATCATCGAGGCGCGGTACGCGGGTCTAACGAGCGCAACATGCGCTTAGTGTTAACCAAGCTAGGGATAGATTACGTCCCTCTGGGTTCTTACCCTAAAAGCAAAAGGCCCACGTTGGCCCGATGGCTACGGGAAAACAAAGAGAGACGAACACCGGGCCGCGTTTACTTAATCATCGCGGGCAATCATTGGCAGTTAGTTACGGGCCGACGGTACGCTTGCGGAATGGTTGGGGCAATTGTCTCGATCAAAAACGAGGGGGTAAAACGTCGAGCGCGAGTTTCTTATGTTTGGGAACTGGTGATCCGGGACAAACTTACTATCCCAGAACCCCAGTACAAAAAACCCACTTACAATAAGGAACGGGCTAAAGTTTATCGATTGCTAAAGAAGTACGGCGAGGCCCACGAGCTGACGTGTGAAGACGATCGGTTAGAGTGTTGGAGCAGATATGTAAGCTGTCCCGATTGGATTCATAAAGACCCAACCGATTATCACATAGCTCACGATTGGCAAGAGGCGCTTGGGCTTTTGGAAATGTACGTAGATGAGATTGGCACAGCTAACGATATGCGTACACACCCGAACCCAGAAAAAAGTCGATTAACTCAAGTCAGATATTAACTGTTGACTTTACACATATAATATAAGACTATGGTTATGTTGTTACGGTGGACAAGCGGATGAGTGTCCGAGGTTTTACCTGAACTAGGTCAGGGTTTTTCCTAAACAACCTCCGCAGCTACCACTGCGTTATCCCGCAGGGAAGTAGCCGACTAGCCCACGATACGGGCTACATTAAGAGGAGAACAACTATGAACTGGAACAGACCTGACCACAGTTACGAGATTCAAGTTTTACAAAACATGATAAACATGCTTGAAACTCATACTCAAAAGGAAGAGGCTTTTACTGACAATGACAAAACATTTGTCTATGAAGTCGCCCGATGGGTTCACACCCGCCCGACCCAATGCTTTGGCTATGATTCAAAAACCAAGTGTGGTCGGCCTACCTTGCGTAAAGGCGTGTGGAACTCAAATGGGTATCGCCGCAAAAGCTACGATTACACAGGTAGCGTGTGTTACGAGTGCCGTCAGAAAGCTTGGGAAGAAAACCCGCCTTCTCTTTCCAAAAGAGAACAAAGAAGCATGGACCGTATTGAAGCGGTGTTCAAAGAACAGCAGAAAGCCATACTTCCAACCAATGAAGAACAGAAAGTCTTTCGAAAAAAATTCAACACTTTCCTTGCCAAAATTAAAGAAAAGGATCTTATGAATTTTTATTACGACCAACTAGTTAAGAAATACGCTCCACCCATTAACCAAGAAGAGGAAACAATATGACAAAAGTAATATTTAATATGCCTAACCGAAAGCCCGTGGAAAGGGACCTGTCCGCGATTAAAGAAAAGAAAGACATGAAGGATATGCTCAAAGAAGCTTTTCAAGACCTGAAAGACAAAAAGCAAGAGGATAAAAAACAATGAGTGCAGATGCCAACAATATATCTAGTGATGAGATCCGGTCTAAATGCGCTGAGATCTATGCACTGAAAGGCCCCGATGAAGGGATCGAAGCTTTAAGAAAAGCACTTACCGTGTCCGATCGCGCTAAAATCAGCAAGGTTCTTCTTGATTATCATGAAAACACGATAGACACTGAAGCACTTTTACGCAAGCTAGGTGACTTAATTGACACCGCAAGAAAGGAAGGGTACGATTTCAAAAGGTGAGTTTTACCTTTTCTTCTCACCCTATAGTTGTTTTAACTCCAAGAGCGATAGACCCCGGACTAATGTATAATTGGTCCGGGGTTTTTTATTATGGAGACAACAACCATGAAACACGATACAGGACTACTCACTAAAAGCGCACACCTCGCAGAACAAGCCTACAAAGACGAGATTCCCGGCGCTAAAAAATTCGAAAACAAACGCACCGATACCACATGTTTCGTACTTAAAACCGCCGATGTCGATTACGTCGTATGGCGCGGAACCGAATCACGACGCGATTGGCTATACAACCTTCTGTTCATACCACGCCCTATCCGTGGCGCATGGATACACATGGGCTTCTATCGACATCAACAGGGCGTTTGGAAAGATGTGCGTAAAGAACTGAACCCGGCTAAAAAGACTGTCCAGATCGGCCATTCGCTCGGGGGAGCGTGCGCCGAGATCGCTTGTCACCTGTCCCGAGAATTTAATAACCTGCATCTGGTTTCATGGGGCAAGCCAAACACGTTCAGTAAGTTCAAAGCCTGTCGCATGGACCATCTAAAGTCACAGTACTCCATCGTCAACGGTTCTGACATCGTCGCCCGTATACCCCGTGTCGGTTACCGACCCTCAACAGGCAATCATCTGCGCCAGATCTGGTTCGCTAACGACGGCACAGACTTCGTTAACCCTGACACCGAAACCAAGAAAGAAGATTGGAAAGCCTCGGACAGCGTTTCCGACCACATGATGGACAAATACGTGTCCCGGATGGCGGTGTTTTGTAAGAACAATACCGTCGCTGATCCTGTTAAGCTGAAACGCCCGGTAATGCCCAAGAAAAAGAAAAAAGGTTAAAACGCTCTTTATATAGGTCTGTGAGAAAATAAATAAAAAAAATAAAAAAAAATCATAAAATCGCCGTAACTGGTGTAGTTTGTGTAACTAATGGTTCAGGAGCCACGGACCACGGGGCTTTCAGCGGTTACGGCAATGATCAGAATAGGTTGCACAAAATACACAAAGTCTTAATTCAAGAATTCCGTTAAGGGGTCAATAGAAATTTTTTTTTAAAAATAAATATATTTTGTACAGACTATATAGAAAGGGCTTTTTAATTTGTGGCATAATCCGAGGGCATGAAAGATCGATATCTTATACCCGCCTCCGACCGCAATCGTAAACGCGGTAGACCTAAACGAACGATGGTAGAGCGCGAAGCTCAAAAGCTAACCAAGCGACAAGAGTTGTTTGTTAAGGAATGGGTTTCTAAAGACGGCCAGATAACTAAACGGGATGCGGCTATTGCTGCCGGGTATCCTGTTAAATCAGCCCACGCCCGTGCTAATGACCTGACCAATCCCAAGCGCAGTCCGCATGTCGTCAAAGCGATACGCGAGTATAAAGCTGAACTGAATAAAAAATATGCGGTAGATTACGGGCGGCACATTAAAGACCTTCAACGTATCCGGGACGAAGCTCTGGATAACGGGGCGTACTCAGCAGCGGTTGCGGCAGAAAAAGCCAGAGGACAAGCGGAAGGCTCCATCTACATTAACAAATCAGAAATCCGGCACGGCTC